CAAAATTCGCAGACTGAATCACGGCGGCCTACCGCACCGTCAGGCATATTGCTAAAATTTTAATTCAGGCTGCTTGAACTTTTCGCTTGCATGATTCAAGCGGCTTGAATACAACAACCACGTCACAACGGAGGACGTGGACAATGACATTCAAGAAGAAACAAGACTGGACACCCGGCGCGACGGTGCGCGTTGGGTTCATGACGCTGACCGTCGTTCGCAAGGTGGCGACACCCGGTGACTTCCACCCTGACGTTTATCACCTGACCGCCACGAACGGGCGCGCATACACCTTCCAGCCGCATCACGGTCTGTCAGCTGGTCACCACGCCGGCGCGGGGGAAATGTCATGACCCCGGAGCGTTTCAGCGCAGCGGTCGTTATCGCTGCCATTTTCTTTGGCGCGGGTCTGACCGCCTTCAATATCGGGCGATACGACGCCCAGCAGCGCATTTCGTGCAAGGCGCTGAAGCCCCTCACCCTGCCAGTGAAGGGGACGCTGCCATGAAGAACCGCGCACAAATCGAAGAAGCATGCCAGCACCCTGACTTGCTGGCCGCAGCCGAACAACTGACCGTCGCGGAGAACCTGAAGAAGGAACTGGCCGCCGAGCGTCATGTAAGCACGGCGAAGGCTGTCGCTTATGAAATGGCCCTCACCCAATGGGCGCGCGCAAGCATGAAGTTTGAGCGGCTCCTGTCGGAGGCGCTGGCATGACCAACGTCACCAACCTGTTTTCAGAGACGGAGCGCCTGAGCAGTCAGGACGCTTTGAAGAGCGCCATCAGGCAGCAACTCGCAGCAGCGATTGGAATCCTGCAGCGCGAGGAAACCCCAGACGCGGACATATTGTTTGTCCTGCGCCGCATGGAAGAGGCCGCGAACCTTGTTCGCGTCATGTACGAAATGCGCGAATTGAAGGAGGATGTCCGTGTATAAAGATTACGTGGGTCCAGACAGCAAGTGGCTGGACGAAGACGTGGACGACATCGCCGCCGTTCAGCAGCAAATCGAAGCCCTTCGCCGACTTGTCAACCGCCTGAAAATGAACAGCGTGGCGGGCAAGAAGTGGCAAGAAGAAATCTACGATTTGCTGGAAGTCGCACTGCACGACAGCAGCACTGAATGGCTGGTCCAGAAGGGTCGTGACCTGACGGCCATTCGGGAGCCGTTCTGATGGACAGGCGCGGTTATATCGGCGGGTCAGACGCAAACATTATCCTGTCGGGCGATGCACAGCGCATTGCCCGGCTGGTCGCGGAGAAGCGCGGCGAAGTGGAACCGGAAGACCTGTCCCGGTCGCTTCCGGTTCAGCTTGGCGTGTGGACGGAGCAGTTCAATCGGAACTGGTACGAACTACAGACCGGGAACCAAGTGACCGGGGTGGACGAAGTCTGGACGCACCGGGACCATACGTTTATCCGCGCCAGGCTGGACGGATTTGTGGGCGACGCAGTTTATGAAGCCAAGCACGTCAATCCCTTCGGCGATATCGAAGCGGTCGTGCAGCGGTACATGCCGCAGCTTCACCACTACATGACGGTGACGGGAAAGCGCTCGGCAATACTCAGCGTACTGGTCGGCACGCAGCGGTGGGAATGTTTCACCGTCGATTACGACCCGTTTTATGCCGACTTGCTTTTGAACGCCGAACTTCAGTTCTGGAACAACGTCCAGAATGGCGGGGACGTGACCCCAGTCACGGCAGAACCACCCAAGCCCCGCAATGCGAAGCTGAAGGTGGACATGACGGGCCACAATGAGTGGGCCATTCTGTCTGGCGTCTGGGCGGAAACCACCGACGCGGCCAAGCGCAACACATGGGCCGTGAAGGAGCTGAAAGCATTGGTGCCAGCAGACGCCGCCGAAGCAATCGGTCACGGCGTGATTATCAAGCGCGCGGCGAATGGCAATCTCAGCATAAGGGCTGCGAAATGAAGCGCCCCGCAATCAGCGCCAGCATGAAGCTGGAAGCCCTGAAGGCGGGCCAGGTTCAGGCGGCTTGCTATATCTGCAAGCGCGTCTGTCCGTGGGACCAGTTCCACTTTGACCATATTCAGGCGCTTGTGGATTCCGGCACCCACGAAGCGAGCAATTTAGCGGTGATTTGTGTATGGTGTCACCGTGACAAGTCGGCGTTCGAGCACCAGCGAAACGCCAAACACAAGCGCCTGAAAATCGCGCGCGAACTGCACGAAAAGATTGTGTCGGGCGAAATGGACCGCCCGCAAAGCAAACTGAAAGGCCGCAAGTTCAGCGGCTGGCGGAAGTTCAACGGGGAAAGGGTGAAGTCATGAACATGGAACATGGAAACGCCGCGCTGTTTGCGGCATTGGCCCAAGCGCAGGGCGCAGTCGAAAACGCCACGAAGGGTTCAATCAACCCGCACTTCAAGTCCAGATATGCCGACTTGGCGGAAGTGTTGAACACGGTACGCCCGGTCTTTTCGGCCTATGGGCTTGGTATCCTGCAATCCAGCGCCTTTGACGGCGCGACCGTGTCGGTCACGACGACAATCACGCACAAGGACGGCGGCTATGTCAGTTCGACGGCAAGCTGCGTTCCGGCCAAGTTCGACGCGCCTGGCATTGGGGCTTGCACGACCTATCTGCGCCGCTATGGCCTAGCCGCCATGACGGGCGTGGCGCAGGAAGACGACGACGGCAATGCTGCTTCTGGCCGACCAAGCCAGCCTGCCGACAATGCCCGCCAGCCCGACCGCAGTCAGGCGGCGCGTGCGTTCGTGACGGAAAGCATTAAGGCCATTGGGTCACTGCAGACTGAAACCGCGCTGGACGATTGGTACGCCGAAAACGCACCGAAGCTGGCGAGGCTGAAGGAAAGCTACGCCGACGAAGCCAAAATGATTGCGGGCGCGTTGGCCGAACAGCGCAAGGCGCTGGTCAGGGTGGCGGCTGAATGAGCAACACCCGCCCCCAATCTGAATTGTATCGCGAAGCCGCCATGAAGTGGGCTGACTTGGACGCCGCCGCGCGCATGCTTGAGGAAGGCAAGAGTGCCGTCCTAAGCCAGCGCATGACGGCACTGGGGGACATGGCCGTCAGCAAGGCGGAACTCACCGTCAAGGCCAGCGACTTCTGGTCGGACTATATCAAGAAAATGGTGCGCGCCCGGACATTGGCGAACCAGGCGAAGGTCGAAGTCGAGTTTCTCCGCATGCGCCATTGGGAAGCCACGCAAGACCGCGCGGACCATAGGTATGAGGCCCGAATGTCATGAGGCGAAAAATGCCAAGCAGGGAACAGATTGCAAGATATTGGCGTGACCATTCAGGTCGCGAGAAATTTCGGGACGTACATGGCGACGATTGCTTTGCTTGCGGCGATACGTTGCGCCTTGAGCGGTGCCATATCGTACCGAAACACAAAGGGGGGACGGACGCGGTCGATAACTTGCACGTCCTGTGCGCGACCTGCCATGTTCACTCTGAAAATATCGCCGACTATTGGCATTGGTTTGACGGTAAAAAACTGGATTGCGGAATTAATCGCATATTGTCGTCTTACTCGCCTGAATCCATATGGGCAATCGCTGGCAAAAGGCTGTTAGCTGTCGGCATTTCGCATGAGGAATTTTTAGAATCATTGCGGGCTTGCCGCGAGGCCCGAATGTCATGACCAACACCCCCGACCCTTCACGTCTGGAGCGCCTGATAGCTGCATTGCTTGCTTTGCTGGCAGACAGGGAAGCCACGATTAAGGGGCTGCGGCGGGAACTGGACAGGAAGGACGAAGAGCCATGACCGCGCACCCCTGCCCCAACTGTCGCGGCACTGGAATTGTCCGTCCGCACCGGAAGCTAACCGACGAACAGGTTTCCAACATGCGCCGTGACCTGGACGCGGGCGAGGCGTTGGCGTCGGTTGCCGCGCGCTATGGGGTGGCACCCAGCACGGCAGGGGCTATTCGCGACGGGCACTTGAGGAAGGAACGAAGGGTATGACCGTCAGGCCCGCGCGTATCTTGGTCGCCTGTGAGTTTAGCGGCGTAGTCCGTCGCGCCTTCCGCGCCAAGGGGCATGACGCATGGAGTTGTGACTTGCTTCCGGCGGAAGATGGGAGCGAGTTCCACATTCAGGATGATGCTAGGTTCGTTGCATATGGGGGGGGGTGGGACATGATGATAGCGCACCCGCCCTGCACTCACTTGGCCGTTAGTGGGGCTAGATGGTTCAAGGAAAAGGCTGCGGAGCAGAACGCGGCGCTGTCGTTCGTGTGGGTGCTATTGACGGCCCCCATTAAGCACATTGCCTTGGAAAACCCGGTCAGCATCATCTCAACCCGCATCAGGAAGCCAGACCAGTGCATCCAGCCCTACGAGTACGGGCACGGGGAAACCAAGAAGACCTGCCTCTGGCTCAAGAACCTGCCGAAGCTGGTCCCCACCAACATCGTGGAAGGCCGCGAGGCGCGCGTGCACCGGATGCCGCCTGGGCCTAACAGGTGGAAGGAACGCTCGCGCTTTTATCCCGGCATTGCCGCCGCAATGGCCGACCAGTGGAGTGGGTACGTCATGGAAGGATTGAACGCAGCATGAAAATCTTCAGCCCCCGGACACTGGCAGAAAGGTGGGACTGCCACCCGTCCGCCATTCGCAAACTTATCCATGAGGGTCGCTTGCAATCCTTCCGGGTTGGGACGCTAATACGCATTCCTCTCGCAGAAGTGGAGCGGTTTGAATGCAGCGGCACCGTGTCGCCCGATACAAGGGCGGGTTCGTCCTCGAATACTATGACGGCGGAAAGCGATATCGAAGAGCGTTGCGTGCGACTAACGTGGGCGCAGCGCACGCAGAGGCCGGGGACTTAATCCGGGCGATTGAACGGGGGAAGCTGGGGCGGCTGACCATTGCCGGGGCTATCAGGCACTACCTGGAGAAGTCCAAAGCCATTGGCCTGCCGATTATGGAATTGCAGTCCCGCCATGTAATCAAGGGACTGGGCGACATTCCCGCCGACGCCATCAATCAGGACGCCGTTGACCAGTATGTGTCAGGCCGGAAGGCCAGCTCCGGCACGATTAGGAAGGAATTGGGTATCCTGCGGGCAGCCCTTCGCCATTGTGAGAAGCAAAGGCTAATCACCAAGGCCCCGCATATTAGCCTGCCGACAGCCCCACCCCCGCGCGACCGACGATTGACCCGCGACGAGTTCGCAAGGCTGCTGGACGCCTGCAAGGCCCACCATGTCTGGCTGTTTTGCATGTTGGGCTGGCACACGGCGGCGCGGGCCAGTGCCATTCTGGAACTGACATGGGCTGACGTGGACTTGCCCGGTCGCAAAATCCACTACAAGGCCGCTGGACGGCAAAAGCGCCGCGTGTCGGTGCCTGTCAATGATAGCCTGCTTCCGGCCTTGGAAGAGGCCAGGCGGGGGGCCATGACGCCATTCGTGATTGAGTATGCCGGGAGGCGGGTCGCCAGTATCAAGCGCGCCTTTGCGGCCAGTGCCGAAAGGGCGGGGCTGGACGACGTAAGCCCGCATGTCCTGCGCCATTCAGCGGCCTGTGCCATGGTTGAGGCCGGGGTTCCCATGGAGGCCGTGGCGCAGTTCTTGGGGCATTCAAACCCGTCCGTGACGTTCAGGGTCTATGCAAGATTTAGCCCGACATGGCTGGCGGGGGCGGCAAAGGCTTTGGGCTGAAAATAATTTCGCATGACCCCTTGACCCTGCCTTTGGCGTGCCCTATCTTTAGGACATGGCGCAGGGCAATCAGGCCCGCGTTGATTGGCTAGGAGGCCATTATGATTTACCAAAAAATCATCAACGAAATCGACCCTTCCGTTGATGCGGCAGCCGTTGAGGCTTGGATGCGGCTTCAGTACAGCACTTTGAACCACTTGTCGCATGAGGTGTTTGTAGATGAAATTGCGCTGTACCGCGAAGCGCGCATGACGATTGAACAAGGACTGCGCCTCAAGCGCTCTTTCGGGATGTAAAAATGGCATACGTCACTTATGTTGTAGACGACCGCGACGACACAGGCACGGCAATCGCCGCCGCCATGACCGAAGCGGAGGCCCGTCGTGTGGGGACAGTCCGTCTCCTGACGCATATCGGCAAGCTGGGCACGTCTGGCTGGCTTCAGACATTGGAGCGCGACCTGACCGAAAGCGAGACGGCCACCATCGACAAGATACTGGCGGAAGCCTTGGAGCAATAATGCGAGGCGACCTGATAAAAGTGGGGGAGGCCCTTTACGGGCCTCTTTTTCAATCCGCGCTGGCCCGTGACTTGGGCGTCAGCGACCGCACCATGCGCCGCTGGGTGGCGGGAACGCACGAACCCCCGGAAGGCTTGCAGGACGAGTTGCACG